AGGGCAGGGCTGGCATCAGGGCAGGGCTGGCATCAGGGCAGGGCTGGCATCAGGGCAGGGCTGGCATCAGGGCAGGGCTGGCATCAGGGCAGGGCTTGGCACAGGGCAGGGCTTGGCACAGGGCAGCATGATAGGGTGGCATTATAGCACCAAAACGAGGTTCATGTTAAGATGGGTAATTTGGGCGACGGCTTGCAAAAAACACGTATTTTCAGCAACTCAAAAATATAAGTTCCCCAACAACATTACCATTTACACCCCATATTTATATCTTTTTTCCCCATTTTTGTACATATTTATATTTATTTGAGATATTCTATTTGGTGGTAGATCATATTTTTTTGCAATAACATATTGTGCCATACCACTTAATATATCTTCTTTTATTTGTTGTAGCAATTGTGGTCCAATAGAAATATTTTTTCTTTTAGTTTTTCTTCTCTTACTATCTTTACTACCTACGGGTCTCATAGATACTCCTTGTAAAAACTAATCTAAATATGGAACTTATCTATATATATTAGAGTCACAAATAGGCACAAAAGGTGCATTATAAAAAATATCAGCTCACATCCCATTAAAACCTTAACTAACAAGTTTACTTCTTACACCCTACTTCCTTTTAATTAAAAACGCAGTTTTTTATATAAATAATTGGTTTACCTAAATGCACCCATTCTTCATATTTACAACTCTAATATAAATAGGAATAAACAATACTTATAATAGGAGCAACAAAATGCCAAACTTAATAACATCAATCTTAGTAGTAGCTGGAGCTGATCTCATATTGGAAGAATTGGAATTGGAAACAGAGGATCCAGAAACTCTTGAAGAAGCACTAGCCACAATAGAAGCCAATGAAATCACCAAATAACAATGAATGTTACCGAAAAACAACTATTAATAATTAATAAGACGGCAAGAAATCTCGCCCCATTCTTCGTCTTTAGTTATTATGATAAAGAGGATATTGAGCAAGAAATCCGCATAACCTGTCTCAAAGTCCTACCTGATTATGATGAGACAAAAAGCGATTTATACACCTTCTTATTTATGAATGCTCGTAATGCTTTAATGGATATGCGGCGTCTCAAGTTATCTAGAACGGTTATACCATGCCGTTTTGATAGTGAGGGCAAATGTATAGAACATGAAAATGAAGAGGGGTGTAGATTATATAGGCGACGAAATCACGACAATGGGCGGAAGCGTAGTATTGCAGAACCACAATCTTTATCGGACGAACAATTGTCTATTACGTACGATTTAGGGGCTTCGTTAGATAATCAATATATATTTGCCATAATTGATAAGGAGATACCCGCAAAGATAAGACGTGACTATCTAATATATCTTGAGGGGGGCACCCTCGCTTATTATAATAAATTGGTGGTTCTTCAACATATTAGGGCGATAGCTAAGAAACATGGGTTTATAGAGGAATAATTATGGGGCGTTTATCAAATAAAGAAAAAGAATTAATTTATGCAGATTTTGCGGCTGGATTAACAGAGGAAACTATTTGTGCCAAATTTAAAAGACCCCTCTCCACTATTCAAGATGCTATTAAAGATATTAGCTCAATTAATGAAAAGAAAAAAACAAAGACCATTATAATAGATAGTGTGGGCGAATTAAAATCCAAGCACTTTTGGAAGGAATTACAATCCCAACTTATGAACAATGAAATTGAATATTTTATAGAATCGTGGGGCAAACTTGTAAAGCAATTCTCCCAATATGATATTTTAGAAACAGACGAAATGATTATGAAGGATTTAATAGTTCACGACATTCTTATAAATAGAAATTTAATTCAAAAGAAATCATTGATGGAAGAAATAGAATTCTTTCAACAAGAATTAGATGATGAGATAAAGAAGAGTGAGCGAGACCAGATTAAAATACAACATTGTCACACAAAACTTAGTAATGCCCGATCCTCCCTTAGTGATTTAGAGAGAACCCATGACACAATACAAAAACGAAAAGATCAGAAATTTCGTGATATGAAGGCGACCCGAGATTTACGATATAAACAAATAGAGGATGCTAAAAAGACATGGTTTGAATTAATTAAGGAGTTGGACGCCTATAATATGAGAACAAAAGAGGGCGAGTGGCTAGCATTAATGAAGAAATCAGTAAAAAATGAAGAAGAAAGATTAAGCGAATTTCACGAATATGCAGATGGAGAATTCGACCAAATATTATTAACACCAGAAACAGTTAAAAGTAAGGAGTAGCCCCCCTACTACTTCTCTTTTAATTGTGAGCGTAGCGAACACAACGTTTTATTTACTTTAGTTTTATTAGCAAGGAGAACGACGATGAAGAAGATTGTAGTGATTATCGCCAGTATTATTTTATTTTGTGGAATTGTACAATTTACTAATGGCCAAGAATTAGTTCCAGCCCCAGATGCTGGAGTAACTAATAGTACAGATGTTATATATGTTCAACCTAGAATTCTACCATTAAACAGGATTTTGCCACTTAATAGAGTTTTTGTTTATAAGGAATTGCCAGTGGTTAGATATTCTAGAGTATGGGTTCCTCGCGTAGTTGTAGAAGAACAATATATTATTCGTAGGCCTGTGAGAGTTAGACTAGTTTATTAATATATACTTCTTTTTAATTTTATAACAATAATGAGGATAATATGGAAAAAGTCGCACTTTTAACAGGAATTAATGGACAGGATTCTAGTTATTTAGCAGAATTATTATTAAATAAAGGATATAAAGTTATAGGATTAAAAAGAAGAGCTAGCACAAATAATTGCTGGAGAATTAAAAATATCTTAAAAGACCCTCTACTAGAAATAGTAGAGGGCGATATGATAGATGCTGTTTCTATTTATAACATTGTAGATAAATATAAACCAGATGAGATATATAATTTAGCAGCAATGAGCTTTGTGGCATCTTCTTTTGAAGAACCTCAATATACAGCAATGGTTAATTTTATTGGAGTTATTAATGTATTAGAAGCTGTTAGAAAATTTTCTCCTAAAAGCAAAACTTATCAAGCATCAACTTCTGAATTATTAGGAACTGCCATTAATGAAAATGGTTTTCAAAATGAAAATACTATTTTTATTCCGCAGTCACCCTATGCTATATCTAAATTAGCGGCCCATCATACTTGTCGATTATATAGAAAAGCCTACAATATGTTTATTTGTTGTGGAGTTTTATTTAATCATGAGGGGAAAAGAAGGGGCGAAGAATTTGTAACAAGAAAAATTACAAAATGGATCGGGGATAATTATGATAAGTTAAGATTAGGATATAAACCTATTACAAATGAAGATAAATTAAATTTAGGAAATCTTGAGGCTAGTAGAGATTTTGGTTCCTCAAAAGATTATGTTGAATCTATGTATTTGATGTTACAACAAGATACTCCCGATGATTATGTAATAGCTACAGGAGAAACTCATACTATTCGTGAGTTATTGGATGTGGCCTTTAATTATATTAATATTGCAGATTGGACTCCCTATGTATATGTTAATCCCAAATTTATTAGACCTGCCGAAGTCCCATATTTGAGAGGTGATATGAAGAAAGCTAGGGAAAAATTGGGGTGGTCACCAACAACTACATTTAAGGAATTAATTGAAGAGATGGTGGAAGCTGATATTAGAAAGGAAAATGTATAATTACATAGGATATATATGGTAATAGAACCAACTTTAATATGTGATACAAGAGAAAAAAACCCATTAATTATACCGGATAATAGAGTATTTGCTGATGTAATTAAAAAGAAGTTGGATACTGGCGATTATAGTGTTGCTGGTTTAGAAACATATTTATGTATTGAGAGGAAGGGATGCGTATCAGAATTTGCAGGAAATCTCTTTCAAGATAGATTTGATAGAGAATTACAAAGAATGGTCTCATATAAATATGCTTTTATTTTATTAGAGTTTTCTTTAGAAGATTTATTAAAGTTTCCATATGGATCTGGATTATCTAAAAGTGTAATTAAACGGATACATTATAGCGGAAAATTGTTATTAAAAAAAATGACAGAGATACAATGTAATTATCCATCTATTCATATTATATTTTGTGGTGATAATATTTTAGATATGTTATATTCTATATGCAAGAGAGTAGTAGAAAAAGAAAGATATAATGGTTAGTTTACAAAGCGATTCTTTATTATTAAAAGATGCAAAAATAGAATATGATTCTGAAAAAGTATTATCTAAGGTATCTTTAGAGAAACTATTAGAATATTCTTATTTGAATCTGAAACCGTATGATTTTTTAGATATTAATAATGAATTATTAGATAGAGACCCATCTAAAAAATATGAAAATCCAATATTTGAATTAATGGATTTTATGAGGGAACCAGAGAATTTTGCTTTTACTTGTAAATGGTTATTTGATATACATTTAATGCCATTTCAGATTGCAATCTTAAAAGAATTATGGAGAAGAAAATTTCCAATGTTTATCGGGAGCCGTGGATGTGGAAAAAGTTATCTTCTCAGTTTATATTCTGTTCTTCGTATATTATTTTGTCCTGGTAGTAAGGTTATATTTGTTGGTGCTGGTTTTCGTCAATCTAAAATTTTATTCGAGTATGTAGAGGCATTCTTTAGAGCTTCCCCTATTTTTAGAAATATTATTGGAACTAATAGAACACAGGGGCCAAAACATGATACTGATAGGCACAGTTTTTATGCTGGTGATAGTGTAATTCATGCTTTACCAATTGGTGATGGACAAAAAATTAGAGGTATGAGAGCAACAAATATTGTAAGTGATGAATTTAGTTCTTTGCAACAAGAAATATTTGAGGTAGTTATTAGAGGTTTTGGTGCCGTTAATGTAAATCCAGTGGAGAGAGTTAGAAAAATAAGTGGTAGAAAAGTATTAAAACAATTAGGAATTGATAATGATAAATTTATTGATGAAGAAGACTTAGGAAACCAAACAATTATTTCTGGAACAGCTTTTTATTCATGGAATCATTTTTATAATTATTGGACAAGATATAGAAGTATTATTAGAAGTCGTGGAGATAAAGATAAATTAGAAGAAATTTTTCAAGGAGAAATTCCAGATAATTTTGATTGGACAGATTATAGTGTTATAAGATTACCCTATGAATCTATACCAGAAGGTGTTATGGATGAAAAATCTATTGCACAAGCTCAAGCTCTTATGCATGCTGGATTGCATAAAATGGAATATTCGGCATGTGTATTACCAGACACTAATATTATATTAGATACTGGATGTAAAAAAATAATTGATGTGGAAGTTGGTGATAAAGTACTTACTCATACAGGACAATTTAAAAAAGTTATAAAAAGAACATTTAGAAAATATACTGGGGATATAGTTAGATTAAGATGTTATGGATATAATCAAGATATTTGTATTACTCCTGAACATAAAGTATTTTATAATAATACATGGAAAGCAATAGGTGATATTAATGATAAAGTCCAATTATCAACATCGGAATGTATTATTGATTACAAAATAGCATCAAAAATATATGAACCATACGATGGCTTTGTTTATAATTTAGAAGTTGAAGACGACAATAGTTATAGTTTACCATGTATGACTGTCCATAATTGTTTTCAAACAGATAGTAATGGTTTCTTCAAACGATCTCTTATTGAAAGTTGTGTTACAACTAAACCTATAGATTTACCAAGTGGAAGTGTTCAATTTAGAGCTAATATTAATGGTAATAATAAACATAAATTTGTTTATGGTATTGATCCAGCATCAGAGGATGATAACTTTACTATAATTATTTTAGAAATACACGAAGACCATAGGCGTATAGTATATGGGTGGAGTGCAACAAAACAAAAGTTAAGAGAGAGATTAAAGAAGGTAGGAAAAGATTCTTCTGGAACCTCTTATTATAGTTATTGTGCTAGAAAAGTAAGAGAATTAATGAAGATATTTCCAACTGAGCATATTGTAATTGATAAGCAGGGTGGTGGCATTCCTTTGATTGAGGCTTTTCATCATACTCCAGATTTAGAGATTGGAGAATATCCATTGTGGCCCTATTTAGTAAGGGGTAAAGATGATCCATTCTGGTGGGAAAAAGAAGAAAAACCTACAGATAATGAAAGTGGTCTCCACATAATACACGAATATCAATTTGCGGATTCTAAATTGGTTGAGGAATCAAATCATTCGTTAAGAAAAGATTTAGAGACGAAGACATTACTTTTTCCAATGTTTGATTCTATAGAGATAGGATTATCTACAGAACAGGATTTGACGGAGGGGCGAGAGTATGATACTTTGGAAGATTGTGTATTAGAAATAGAAGAATTAAAAAATGAGTTGTCTACTATTACTCATTCAAGAACCCCATCCGGTAAAGATAAGTGGTCAACTCCAGAAATTAAGGAACCAGGGGGAAGGATTGGAAGATTGCGTAAAGATAGATATTCTGCTCTTGTTATGGCTAATCAAGTTGCCCGCACTATTGGTAATACAATAGGTAAAATTCCATATAAAACTTCTGGTAGTTATGTCAGCCAACATCATAAAAAAGATGAGAAAAGTGGACCCTCTTATTATGGGGCTTCCCATGTTGTAGACCAATTATCAAAATATAGTGGGTGTAGTGTTAGAAAAGATTAAAAGCAAAGGTGTATATACTAATATTGTAGTGTCCACCCTATATTTCCTTTTAATTTTTTGATATTTTATAAATACGACGTATAATATTATTGGAATCGCTTTACAATATAATTATAATCCTAATGGGAGTTTTTGATGGCTGACAATAATGATAAGATTTCAGAAGATGTAATGAAATCATATGGATCTATAAATAGAGCCAAAGGAAGAAGTTTTTCCTCCAGAGATATATGGCATGATATTGATACTAATACTACTATTAGAGATTCCTTTAATCGTTTAGATTATGAAGAATTTAGACCTGAAGAAAGTATTGCTACAAGTTCTAAAGCGATTATAAATCAATGTATGAATGCTTATCGAAAGGTTGGTATTATAAGAAATGTTGTTGATTTGATGGCTGATTTTGGATCCCAGGGTATAACATTAACTCATAGTAAGAAATCTGTTCAAAAGTTCTATAGGGACTGGTTTGCAAAGGTGAGTGGGGCGGAAAGATCTGAGAGATTTCTAAATCTATTATATAGAAGTGGTAATATTGTTATTAGAAGAATTGATGCTAAAATTAATACAAATATTGCTAAGAATATGAGTTCTTATGCTAGAGAAAAACCAATTAAACCAACTAAACAAACAGAGATACAAAAGAATACAATTCCATGGAGATATATATTCTTATGTCCATCCTCAATTGATATTATTAGTGGGCGATTGGGTTCATTTGTTGGTAAACCAGTATATGCTTTAAAATTACCTCAATTATTAAAAGATGTTATTAATACTCCTGGAACAGATGTTGAGAAGACATTAGTAGCACAGTTACCAGAATATATTAAAGCTAAGATTAAGAATGGTGATAGTCATATAATTCTTGATAGTGATAATATTATTGCTAAGTTCTATAAAAAGGATGATTGGCAAGTATGGGCTGACCCTATGATTTATGCTATTATTGATGATATATTATTATTGGAGAAGCTTAAATTGGCTGATTTATCTGCTTTAGATGGTGTTATATCTCAGGTTAGATTATGGAAATTGGGTAGTTTAGAACATGAGATTTATCCTACTGATACAGGTATAGAGAAATTAAGAGATGTTTTATCAAGTAATCCTGGAGCTGGAGCCTTCGATGTAATTTGGGGACCAGAACTAACATTAGAAGAATCAAATACTAGTACACATCAATTTTTAGGAATATCTAAATATGAACCTACACTCAATAATATATATGCGGGGCTTGGTATTCCACCAACCCTTACTGGAAGCGGTAGTGCTGCTGGGTATACAAATAATTTCATTTCTTTAAAAACATTAGTTAAAAGATTAGAATATGGTCGATCTTTATTAACTGAGTTTTGGAATGATGAGATTAAGCTTGTTCAAAAGGCTATGGGATTTCAACAACCAGCTAAAGTACAATATGATAGAATGGTATTGACAGACGAGGGTGCTGAAAAAGAATTAATGCTTAAATTATGGGATAGAAATCTAATTACAGATCAAACTATTCTTGAGAGATATGGAGAAGATCCTGATTTTGAGCAAATAGTTAATCAAAGAGAAGAAGAAGAAAGAAAGAGTGAATTAAGACCTATGAAGGCAAGCCCATATCATGTTTCAGAAAAGGACCATGAATTAAAGAAAATCGCTCTTGGTAGAGGGTATATTAAACCAAGTCAAGCTGGCATTAAAGTTAAAGAAAGTTATAAAGAAGAGCCATTTATTGTTCAGGCGGAACAAAAGACAGCTTTTCAGGATAAAACTTCTAAAAGCCCCCAACCTTCTGGTAGACCAAAAAGTGTAAAAGATAGTTATAAAAGGCAAAGAAGCCCATCTGTAAGAACTTCTGCTGATGAACTTTTATGGGTAAAAGCTGCCCAAAAGAAGATTTCCTATATTGTATCTCCTTATATAATATCCTTTTTTAATAAAAAAGATATAAGGTCTTTGACAACCCAAGAATGCGAACAGTGCGAACTAATAAAATTTTCTGTCTTAGCTAGTATTGCTCCTTATCAGGATATAGATGAGAAAAATATTATAAATATATTAAAAGAGGGTAAGAATTTACCTAACTCATTTAGAGATAAGTACTTAGAGTATACTGCTGGACGAGATTATTCTATTGACGAACAAAGAGAAATTCAGGCTTTGGTTTATTTAGAATTAATTGAATAAAATATTTTTGCTAATTTTTGATATATTTTTAATATGACGTATAATATAAACGGAGGAATACAATAAATGATAACAGTTTATGACAACGAAAAAGAATTTGGGGATAAACTACAAGATAATGTAGTTCATGCCAGTTGTCAGATATTACCAAGAAAACATAAAGTTGATCCTACAAAGTTAAGTTTGGCAACAGATAGTGATAGAGATTTATATCGTCTATACACAATTATGGTTTCTGCTGGTATTAATAAAAATGACGATGTATTTACTAAAAAAGAATTATGGACAGCAAAAGATACTCCAATTGATAAACCATTAAATGTTGAACATTCTCCAAGAAATATTGTTGGACATATTATTGAAAGTAGAATGATTGATGATCAATATCAACCAATTGATGAATACGAAGATGATGAAGAAGAAGATGAAGAAGTTTGTCATATATTAACTGGTGGTGTGATATATAAACATATTAATAGTATTGATCCAGAATTAGAACAAGAACGTGCCAAACTTATTGAAGAAATAGACAATGGTGAATGGTATGTTTCAATGGAGTGTTTATTTAATGATTTTGATTATGCATTAATTCATCCAGTATTTGGAAAGCGGTGTATTAAAAGAAATGAATCTACATCATTTTTAACAAAATATCTTAGAATATATGGTGGAGATGGTCATTATAATGGGATGGTAATTGGTAGAGTTTTAAAGGGATTACTATTTAGCGGAAAAGGTCTTGTTAAGAATCCCGCTAATCCTAATAGTATTATTCTTAACAATGTTAGTTCTTTTAGTGGTGCTTATGCATCCTTGGAAGATTTACAATTAATTAATGATATAGGAGATATTAATATGGCAGATGATTTTGAGACTAAGTATAATGAATCTCAGAACGAGATTAAAGAACTTCGAGAGAGATTAGTTCAGGCTGGAGAAGAGCAGCACAAGAATGAACTTCAATCGAAGAATGAAGAAATTACTCAGTTAGCTACTGAAATTACTAATTTAAAGACTCAGATTTCTGATCTTACTGCAAAATTTAATGAAGTATCAAAAGCAAAAGAAGAAGTTGATACAGCTAAGGCATCCTTAGATAAAGAATTAAAAGATAAAGCAGAAGAAATTAATAGAATTAACGCAGAGAAAGTTAAAGTAGATCGTATTTCTATTTTAGTGAATGCTGGTGTTGAGAAATCAGAAGCAGAAAAATTAACTGATAGATTTTCTGGTATTAGTGATGAACAATTTGCTGATATTGTTGAATTACAGAAGAAAATTATTGTATCAGCCTCTGTTACAGAGACTAAAGAAGTAGAAGTTGAAGCAAAAGAAGAAGTTATAGATGAGAAAGTTTTAGAAACCGCAGAAGTTGATACTAAAGAGGTTTCGTTAGCTACGGAAACTACAAGTGAAGATAGAGATCAAAAATTAATGACTTCATTTGCTGGTTGGTTAAATAGTATTTATGAAGAGAAGAAATAACTTAACGGAGGTTAAAAATTATGGCACTTAAAGGTGATCGTACTGAATCAATTCAGTCAATTTCATATTTTATGAATGAAACAGCAACTCGTGGTGGTTTAGCTGTGATGTCTACTGCTAGTTCTGGAGTAGGATTAGATAGTGCTGCTCAATTAGCAACATATACCTGGGCTTCTGGTTCGTACCCAATTGGTATTTTAGCACAAGATATGGTCAATATTGATCAGACCAAATATCATATTAATCAGTATAAAGACGAAGTTCAAAAGGGCGGAAAAGTTCGCATTATTCGTCAAGGTTGGGTTGTAACTGATATGATTTATCCAGGCCAAACCCCAACTGCTGGGGGCATTGGATATGTTGGTCATAGTGGATACATTTCTACTTCGCAGCTTGGTGGCGATGCACGTAACAGGGCCGTTGGTGTATTTGAAACAACCAAAGACGAAGATGGATATGCTCGTTTTTATGTAAATTTACCTAATATCGGTTAATAAATAGATTATATAGGAGAGATTAAAAATGCAAGAGAAAATTAAGCCCGATGCTGAGATGATTGAGCTTTTAAAACTAAGCGGTTCAGATGATGAACGCATTGCTTATGAGGCACAACGAAAGTTTGCCATGGCACTTACCCTTCCATTACGCAAGGGTGTAATGAATGGTAATAATTTTGCTGGAATTTTCGAGGAAATTCCTATTACTGATGGTACTATGGGAACTGTGGAATATCCTCTTGATATTCTTGCTCCTGGTACTGAGAAAGATTTCGTTGCTTATACTATACCTAATGCTGGTCGTCTACCAGAACGTACAGTTGAAAGCGATTATGTTCGTGTACCTACCTATGAGATTGGTAATACAATCGATTGGTTACTCAAATATGCTAAGAATGCCCGATGGGATATTGTGTCTCGTTGCTTAAACATTCTTCGTTCTGGTTTTACTGTTAAACTCAATAACGATGCATGGCATACATTAGTTATGGCTGCTGTTGATCGTAACATCGTAGTTTATGATGGTGATGCTGCTGCTGGTCAGTTTACAAAGAGACTCGTTTCTCTTGGTAAGATTATGATGAGACGTAATGGTGGTGGAAACTCTACCAGTATGGATCGTGGTCAGCTTACTGATCTTTATCTCTCACCAGAGGGACTTGAAGACATTCGTAACTGGAATGTTGATCAAGTTGATGACGCTACACGCCGAGAAATTTATCTAGCTCCTGATGATGGCATTACAAATATTTATAATGTTCGTCTTCATGCTCTTGATGAACTTGGTGTTGGACAACCTTATCAGAATTATTTCTCTACTACTCTTAGTGGTAGTTTAGCTTCTGGTGATGTTGAGCTTGCCATTGGTCTTGACCTTGGTAAGAACGATAGTTTCGTAATGCCAGTTGATGAAGCATTGAAGATTTATCCTGATCCTCAATTACACAGGGCTCGCCGTGAAGGCTACTACGGCTGGTCCAGTCAAGGATTTGGCATCCTAGACGCCCGTAGAATTCTTGCTCTAAGTTATTAGTATCAAACGACTTATGTCTAGGGTAGAAATTGAATGTGTACAAAACTTCACTATCTATCCTAGACTTTTTTTGGAAAAATTCTTATTTTTATACCTATTTTGTCTTGACAAACTTCTCTTTTAGGACTATAGTATATTATTAAAACTTAATTAGATAACTTAACATAATAATCGAAGGGTTGCCCTAGATATTTTTCTAAAGAGATAAATTTTATCCAATGAAAGGATAAACAATGGCATACGCAGATTTGACGATTGAACAGAAAGCCTCAGTGCAGGCTCTCTCGCAATTGGTGCGACCGTTAGCTGGTGAGCTAGGCCGACTGCTTGAGAAATTTCAAGCAGTTGTGAGCTACTATTCCGGCAACGTAGAAACCATCCTCGGGGAACTGCAATCCGCCGACCTCATCCCGAATGAGACGGGACTTGCCGGGGCACAGAATATGACCAAGGATCAATTCGTGAACCTCGTCGGCTACATGATTACTGCGGCGGCGACTGCCGATGGTTCGCCAATGAACTCGAATTACCATCGGGCGTTGTACGCTCAAGCGTGTGGACCCGCGAACCTCATTGTGAGCTGATCCTATGGCCTGGACTGAGAGATACGTTACCGCTGATTCCGATGGTGGCGATGGATCATCCGGTAATCCCTGGACGCTAGCCGAGGCGATTGCTGGCGCTACCGCCGGCGATCGGGTAAACGTCAAGGCTGGGACGTATGCCAATACCACGACAAGTCGCGATTTCGCGGTAGACGGAACGGCGACGGCACCGATCTGGTGGCGTGGGTACAAGACCACGATCGGTGATCAAGATGCTGTGGCTACCGCATCTGCCGGAACTGACATTCCACTGATTACGTTCTCGACAGGTCAGTTGATCGTCTCGGGAGCGAATAACATCTTCTCGAACATCGCTGTAACGTCCGCTTGCGTTACGACAGGTGGGGCGTTTTACATCACGGATGTCTACGTCTGTCTGTACCGTTTACGCATAGCAAATTCGGCCAGCAATGCCGCCGCCAGAGCACTTGGCATTGCAGCCTCAGGCGACTATGTCCACGTGGTTGCCTGCCATTTATCCAGCAATGCCGCCGCGAATGTCGTAGCAACTTATGGTGGCCTTTACCTCACCATGTACGGCTGTTATATCGGCGGGGGATTGAACGGCATATTGGTTGGAGACAATTCGGGTAGTTTTCATATCGAACACACGATATTCGACAGCCAAGCCGATGATGCGATGGAGGTTTTGTCAGGCGGGCATATTGGGAACTGTAGCATTTACGCCCCAGCGGGGAACGGGATAAACATTACTGCTGTAATGCCTGTCCATATCAGCAATTGCTACTTTGAGAACGTAAACCAAGCATCGAAGGCTGGCATCAATCAAACCTCTGGAACGGACACCAACATGATCGTGTGCGTGAATAACGCATTCTATAACTGCACCGCGACCTACGACGGAATTACCGAGAACTTCGTGATCTACGACAAAGGAACCCTCGCATCTGCCGGATTTAACGATCCGGCAAACGATGATTTCACAACTAAGGCAATTGGCAGGGCAATCGGATTCCCTGGGGCGTTTGAGAATCTTGCGTCTACGGTCGGCTATCTCGACCTCGGTGCCGTCCAGCACGCCGATCCGACAGGTGGAGTTGGACAATTAATAAATGGTGGATTAATTAAATAATTCAAAGATTCAAAAATATAAAAATATAAAAATTTAAAGATACAAAACTATAAATAAGAGTCCTCAATATGAAATATTTAGGTGATTATAATCTAAATGATACAATAAATCTACCATTTAATACAAATGGTACAGATGGTTCCTCAATAACATTTACAGGAGATGTATCAGGAATATTATTATATAAGGATGCATCTTCAACATATAGAAATTCTTGGGATGGGATGACTCTTAATAAAAATTTCGGGGGATTTTCTGGTTGTCATATTCTTACAATAGATACCTCAAATAATTCTGATGCTGGATTTTATGCTGCTGGTTATGATTATAGTGCTATGTGTTCTGGTTTTGTAGTTGATAGTATACCCATTAATTCATTTTTGGGATCTTTTTCGTTACAAAATAGATATAGCGAAACCACTAATTCTGGACAAATAGCTCAAACAAATTGGGAATATGGAACAAGAACATTAACTGATGATACAAATATTAATTTTCCAAGTTCAGGAACTATAGCCCAAACTATATGGGAATATGTAACACGAACACTTACTAGTGCTGGTGCAGGAGGAGCTACGGCTGAAGAAGTATGGGAATATGCAAATAGAACATTAACTTCAGGTAATGTACAAGATATACCCCAAAGTGTTTGGTCATATGCTACTCGTATATTAACTGCTGATACAAATATAAACTATCCATCAGCAGCATTAATAGCTGCTACCACATCTGGAGTTCTAACAACAGACCATGGAGCTGGTGCTTGGACTACTTCAAATCTAGCAACTTCTGCACAAGTTACAGCTATTTCTGGTGATATAACAATATTACAGGGTTCGGTTAACTCTATTGGTACTGGTACTGGGGCTGCATTAAACTTTGCTCCTGATGATGATAATGTTGATGGAGCAATTCCTAATGTTCCGGTAGATGCTAATTTTACAGCCGCAACATTTCTTGGTAATGCTACTGGTACTTATCTTAATGTTACAGCAGATAATGGTATTTATCAGCAAATAGATGATGCAGCTAATGAATTAGATATTGTATATCAATTTAATACTGGGGCTGGTCGTAATGCTTCTAAGGCTGTATTTATTGGTTATTTAGGTAAAGGTACTAATGATACATGTATAGTTAAAGCTTGGAATTTTACAACATTAGATTGGGATACAATCACAACCTTAGCTGGGCAAGTAGGCACAACAGATATCACAAAAGATATTATATTATTAGCAACTCATACTGGTACTGGTTCTCATGCTGGTAAAGTATATATTAGGTTTGATTCTACTGCTACAGATCAAGTCCTCATGGTTGATGCTTTAGTTGTACAAGCACAAAATCTTGGACAAACAATTGGATATCAAGATGGTATGGTGTGGCTTGATACTAATGCAAGTAATACTAATACAACCCCATTTGTTGATGGTACTGCTGATAATCCTGTTAGTACTATAGCTGCAGCATATACTATTGCTGCATCAGTAGGTATTAATGGTATTAGATTTTTAGCTGGTAGTTCTGTAATATTAACACAATCTGCGGCAAATTGGAGATTTACAGGTTCGGCTACTATTGATTTAAATGGACAATCTGTAGCTAATGCTGTATTTAGAGATGCTTATACAATATCTGATGATGGAACACCAGTTGGCGATGATGTTAGATTTATTAATTGTGGCATAGGAGACTTAAAAGTAAACCATGCTTATTTTGAACAGTGTAGATTAAAAGGAACAGTTACATTAACTACTGGAGATGAATATTTCTTTATTGATTGTTCTGATGCAGTATCTGCTGGCGGAACAGCAACACTTATATTTACGGCTAGTGCTAATGCTTATTTAAGAAATTATAGAGGTGGAATACAATTAAATACTTTGGCTAGCACTAATGAATGCATAATAGATGGAGCAGGTCGAGTTATAATTAATAATGATTCTGATGCTGGTACTATAATTATTCGTGGTAATTTCACTATTGAAGATAATGCTGCTGGGGGATTTAGTGGAACATTAACTGATTCGGCAAGATGGGCTGAAGATCAAACAATGACATGGAATTCTGTTTGGGATGCTGAAGTTCAAAGTGAGTGTTCTGATGCCTTAAATGTTAATGGAGTTTCTTCTGGTATTATTTCTCAGGCAACATGGGAATATACAAATAGAATATTAACTGATGATACTAATATAAGTATACCTAGCACTGGTGATATTTCTAAGAGTGTTTGGGAATATGGTACTAGAGAATTGACAAGTGCTGGAGCTGGTGGAGCTACTGCTCAAGAAGTTTGGGAATATACTAATAGAACTCTTACTTCTGGTAATGTACAAGATATTCCTGCTGGAGTTTGGGGATATGGAACTAGAATATTAACTGCTGATACAAACATTAATTATCCAAGTAAATATCAAATTGCTTCTGAAATATCTGGTGTATTAACAACAGATCACGGAGCTGGTGCTTGGACTACATCTAATTTAGCTACTACATCTCAATTAATGGCTGTATCTGGAGATATGTTAAATCATATCAACATTATTGATGGAGTAGTAGATTATGCTAGTGGTGTTCTTAATACAGTAAACCAAAACACTTTAAATATCTTAGTATATAATAGTAGTAGTGGAGTCCCGCTAACAACAACTGAGCGTAATGCTATAGCTGATGCTATTTTACAACGATCAATGTCGTTTGTTCAAGATACATCTACAGAATATACATTATGTACATTAATATTGGCTGGTTTAAATTCTAATGTGAGTGGAACTACTCGATATATTAAAAAGACGGATGGTAGTGCTTATGTTAGTCAAACAGTTACTACTGATGCTACCGCAAAACCAATAACTGGAGTTAGTTAATGTTTATAGCGTATAGTGGATTATGGATTACCGATGAAGATCCCACGGGAGATGCTGGACTAGCACTACAAAATAATTTTAAATATATTGCAGAAAAACTCACCTCTTTGAATAATAGTATTTCATCGACAGCAACTAGTATAGTAGATGATGATGGTAGTGAAGAAATAGATTGGTCTTCTAACCGTTTATATATTTTAACTTTAGATAAAACACATTCTCCATGTACTATTAGTTTTGTAGATCCAACCGTGGAAAACCAGGGTCTTACATTAATATTAAAACAAGATGGTGTTGGAAATGCATTAGTAACGTGGCCGTCTGGTATATATTGGGCTGGACCCACCGCTCCCATCCTTGCTAGTGGAATATCCCAACATACATATTGTAGTTTTAGACTTATTGATAATATATATTATGGTAATGGTTTCGAGTATGGTGAAGTATGATAACAATGAAATCTCCAATTAAAGATTTTATTAAAATATTAGATGGGGCTTGTAAGGAAGCTATAGATTGGCTTACTGAACAAAAAGATGCAAATATGGAAGAGGGTTTTAAGGTTTATTTAAAAGATGATAAATTGCCAGAAGGTTGGGCTATGTATGTATTATGGAGGATGTCTGATAAATTAGATATGGATGTTTTATCTAAATTTGCAGATAAAATTAAAGATCCAATGACTAGTTATTTAATAGCAAAAAAATATAAAATAATTGATATAGACGATAAAGATAAACAAGATAAAAAAGATGTGATGATTAGTAGTTTAACCACTAAATATATTAGTAAATTAAAAAATATATGACATTTGTACTTCCAAAATATGGTGTAAATCAGGCTATAGATTCACATCCACCTTGGATGGCAGCTTCTAATCTACCATTAGATCTTACAGTAAATATGCCATATAATAATGTGAAAAATGATTATTCTTCTTGGTTAGTTGGATATTATTTTTTTGATAATATTCCAAATGATGCTATTATAATTGGAATTGAAGTAACTATTAGGAAACGTCAAGAAATAGATGCAGAATATTATGATCATGCGGTAAATATTTTTACAAATCAAATTGATTATGGTGTATCATTAGGCCCTTCGGGTGATAATTTAGCAAATCCTAATTTATGGCCAACAGATAGTAGTGTCATTAGTTATGGAGGTAGACATAATACTTGGGGATTATCTTTAAGGGGATCAGATATGAATGGATCTATTTTGGGAGTTGGCTTATCAGCTATTGGTACGGGAGATGTCGATAAAACATGTTATGTTCATAATATGAAAATGCAAATTTATTATGTTTCTGCCAATCAAATTATGACTGGATGGGATTTAGGTGTTTGGTAATGCCCTCATATTTACCTTTTTCAAATGATGATATAAGTACTTTTACAGAGTCTGAATATTTATTATATGATGAGGGCATACAAGATATAGCTGGTGGTTATTTTGACACATTTGCAATGGTTTTTGGATGGTGGGACGCAATACCTGGATCTTATAGATATTATGTTTTTGGTAATTTTAATATTGAGCAATCTAGATCAATTGATCATTATGTTGTTACAAGTAAATCAATAACGCACAATATGGGAACTACCGGAGCAGTATAAATGGCAGCCAACGAAATAAGAAAAAATGATGTAGGAACCATATTTTATGGCACTATTTATGATACTGCTATTGTTAATTTATCGTCAGCTACCGTAAAACAAATTATTTTGTTAAAACCAGATACTACTGTGATTCAGAAAGATGCAAGTTTTGTTACTGATGGTACAGACGGGAAATTATCTTATACTACTGTTGCTGGAGATTTGAGTTGTTGTGGAATATGGAAAGTTCAGTGGTTAATAACATTAAGCAGTGGAACTTGGTATACAGATATAAAAACATTTAAAGTTTATTCAAATTTAAATTAAAAGGGAAGTAGGATTGGGTATATGGGTAAACTTATGAGATTAGCTTTTACTACACATCTTCTTTTAATTTTTTCTGGATAATAATTATGGCCTGGAAAACAGAGATGGTTCAAATCGTAAGAAATATATTAGGAGATGTAAGTGCTGATTCTCCAACATATTCAGATGAAAGATTAATGGAAGTAATATTGACAAGTGCTCAATTATTACAGGGAGATGTAGATTTTAGTCAAACTTACACAATAGATATTGATGAGTGTGTGCTAACTCCAGATCCCACAATAACTGGAGCTAAAGATGATGATTTTATAAATCTAGTATCTTTAAGAACGGCTTGTATAATAGCTAATTCAGAATTTAGAACAGCAGCTAATAAAGCTTATAATTTTGTAGATGGTCCATCTAAAATTGATGGGAGAGATGTTGCCGAATCTTCATATAAATTTGCCCAAACTATTTGTGGGGCATTTGAGAATGCTAAAAAGACATACAGGGCTGGTAATAGCACTGCTGGTGCAATAATAGTTAGTCCATATAGAGTTTATGATACTGGATATATAGCCAGAAGATAATAGAAAAGAGGTTTATTATGCCACAATTTACAAATGATGTTTGTCAGCCGATAGTTAGCGGACAATCTATTAATAATTTTGCTAATACTATTTATTATAATGAATTAACCGGACAAACTGGTATTCTTTATAAAAATGATTTATCAACATATCAAAGTACTATTGATTATGCTTCTGGTAATGAAGTAAGATATACTTATAGATGGGATGATCCAACTTATTATTAATATAAATATTATACAATAGGAATTTAATATGGCAGCATGGACTACACAAAGAGCCGGTAATTGGTCTGTCGCCTCTGATAATGTACTATCTCCATGGCATGATGGTGGAGCCCAGACTTTATTAGCAAGTATTCCTGGTAACGGCGACACAGCGACAATTGCACATAATGTTGTTGTGGATGCGAATACGACTATAGGTACATCACCGCTTGGTGTGCCACTGCCAGCAGCGACACGTAGCTTGACCGCTGGTAGTGCCGTGACAGAATTGCCAACTGGCACATACACTGCGGCATATACATTCGTAGCCGGTGCAACTGAGACGCCGCGATCCGTGGGCACATCATCATTGGCAATTATCAATGCA